CATCCACGCCAAGTCACCCAGCTATGGAGAGACGACAAATTCATCAACAGCCTCTACTGGGGCGAAGGTGTAGACATCAGACGAGGCGTCTTAGCAGAAACATACCTAGGCATGCGCATCGTCAGTAGCACAAAGTGCATGAATGGAGTTGCTTATGCCATCGACACCGACATAGCAGCCGTCATGCTTGTGCGCAGGGATATCCAAACCCAAGATTACGAGGACCCAAAAGGGGGAATATACGGGGTCGTAGCCAGCGAACGCATCGGGCTAGGCGTGCTACAAAGTAAAGGAGTCGCCAAGATGACTAATATCGCAACCGCATTGTAAGCAAGCTAAAATCTCCAAAATTTTTCCAGTTCCCCATTTTTTAAATTTCAATTCGGTGAGCGAGAAGGAAATGACGGTTAAAGTCGGTATGGCATTAGGCAAATGTCCCGTGTGCGGTCGCATTTACACAGCCAGTAGACCCGCTTTTCCAGTTTTGTGTGACTGCTACAAGTTTTGCCCAGTATGTACGCCGCCATGGACCGTGCCTATGACCCCATATCAGCCTGACCTAACGCCTCAAACTTATGGAAAAGACGAAAAACACGACTTCAACATCCTTTACGCTTGCTACAACCATTCACCACCATTCTACAGCACCCAAAAGCCCGTTGAGGTGGTGCTTGAATGACCAAAAGATTGGGTGAAAGATTAAGACTAGCGAAAATTGTATTGTCTGAGCTCGAGAAAACTCCGTTACGCCGCACAGAACTGGAGAAAAGAACCGTTAGACAGTGCGGCACCCACAGCACATTCGAAGGCATTTTCCGCTACCTAAAACAGAACGGATACTTAGAGAAGACTGGAACTGAGCACACCGCTCCTTACCGCATCACCGAGAAAGGTCGAAGATTTCTAGGAGGCCTATGATTGAGCAGCGTTGTCAAGCGACTCGTAGAGGCTTTCACCCGACGAACTCGAACAGGCTATGCCTACCCAACTGGCCAAGCAATTTTTGAAACCCCAGATGTTCCATTAGTCGATCTGATTAAGCTGTATCAGCGAGACCCGACGTGCAAAGCCAGCGTAGACTTGTTGGCCATGGCTGCAGTGGGCATGGGGTTCTACACAACGGTTGACGAGAATTACGAGAAAAGCGAGCAAGCCAAACAAACTGTTGACGATTTCAATGAGTCCGTTAACCTCGATCAGCTATTACAAGATGGAGTCCGTGTTTTGGTTGCATGTGGGAACGACTTTTGGCTCAAAATCAAGCCATCAAAACTGGAGAATTTCCTGAGGCTTCCCATCGAGAGCGTGAAGGAAATTGAACGCAACTATTTGGACTCAGAAAACGGGTTGAAAATCCCATTTGCAGTAACGAGCTACAACCTAACGTCACGTTATGGTGGAGCAAAAATTAACCCCGAAGCCATCATCCATTTTAGAATCAATCCATTAGAAGGCTCTGCTTTTGGCACTGGACTACTACAAGTTTTGTTATATCGGTTGACGCTTTACGGCGAAACCCGTCCAGCCTATGCCGAGATGAAAGCCAAAATCGAGAAGATCATGCCAAAAATTTTCGAGAAGTATGCGGGTCCAGATGTTTTGGCGATTCTGGAGAAAGCCAGCGAAGACGACATCAAAAAGTTTGAGAAGACGATTAGGAATCGACCAGCTGAAGGCGCATGGCTGTTTTACAACAGACCAGGCGACATAAAGCCTGTTCAGCTGGATCCTCGGGCTCGCTTCGACTTCTACGTGGACCACATCATAAACCAAGTCTACCTAGGCTTGGAAACTCCACTACCTCGTTTGTTTAGCACTCCAGGCTTCACAGAAGCCAGTAGCAAAGCAGCCTTGGACTTACAAGACATGCTGATTCGCCCCGTTCAGCGCTACGTCAAGCGTCAGGTTGAAAGAGACATTTTCACCTCGGTTCTAATCCAGGCGGGATTCGAACCCGCCAAGGCCGATCTTAGGCTCAATTGGGGAATGCCAGAGGTCCCGGAGCCCAAAATGGAGAACATGCTCAGGGCGGCTGAGTTGGGGTTGATCCGGGTGGAAGAGTTCCGCAAGAACGCGGTCAAGTTTGGGTGGGAGTTGTGGGAAAAGACACCCGAGGCGCCTGAAACTGGGGAAGCTTCAGGGTCACCAACATCATCCCGAGATGGTGACAGGAGGTGAAAAAGCAGGTGTTGAGTGTTTTCGTCTGGACCTTCGTCGGCGCCCTAGCCTACCTCTTCGGTGGCTGGCTGAAGCACACGCCCCAAGAGGACTTCAGCGGCAAAAAAGCCTTAGAAACTCTCGTGATAGCGTTGCTTGTCACGTTGATCTCCATAGCCTTTAACATTCCACCGGTCCAAGCCCTAGCCCAGCTGGAGCAGTGGACAGCAGCTCTCATACAGTTCGCAACGAGCACAGGCCTAATCGCTGTCATAGACTTCTGGGTCAAAGCCCTGTGGAGACGTCGCACGCAGCAACCGCAAACAGGAGCGTAACTTAGTTGGCAGAGCCGCCCTGGAGCCAGTACGACAAAGCCTACAAACGAATACACGACAGGCTCAATGAAATCAAAACGAAACTCGACAACCCAACCGATCCCGCCTTGGTAGACGTTCAGGACCGGGCAACCAGAGACCTCGGCAAGGTTAACGTCGCCGGTTTCGATGTTCCGTTACCGGCGGGAACAAACATAATTGGTGCTGTGAACCAAACAGAGAAAGACCGCGTTGTAAGCGACATAACCAAGGTTGTGGTTCAGAAACCCATAAACCTAACAGCCACAGGAATCATCTACACTCCGGCTACGGGAAAGAAGATACGGCTAAAAGGCTTCGCATGGTCAAGCAACACAGACATAGTCACCGCCCTCCGCTTCGGAACCGCAGGCGACTTGCTTTTTCCCCTCCAAGCCAAAGGCGTCATAGCCATGAACCTAGTTGGCTGCAACATCGAAGGAGCAGTCGACGAAGCCCTTTACGGCTACTTGAGCGCGGCTGGAACCATGAAAGGCACGGTGCTCCTGGAGGAGGTTTAGTTTTGGGCGCCCTTGACCTCCACGTCCTCTCAGACGGAAGAATCATCGTTTACCATCGAGCCGCCAACACGGAAAGAAGGTTCAGCCTCGAAGGGTTCAAACGGGTCGTGACCTGGCTTCTGGAATACTACCGGGAAGGCACAACCGACCTAAGCCCCATCGTTAAAACTTTTCCAGCCAACGAACAGGAATTTGAGGAAGCGCCTAAAGACCGCAGGGACGAAGCTGTTTTGGCATTGTGGCCTCACCGGTTTGAGCTGTACAGGTTTGTTAAGGTCAACAACTTGTTCGACATAGCCTTTCCTAACCACTGGGAGGGCGTTATCCAAACCATCCGCGCCAAGCTTGACTGGTTGAGAACGCAGGGTGGATGGGACCAAAAGGCTGCGTTGGGCTGGGAGATAGACGCCCTCTACGACAAGATTCTTGCGGCGAAAACCAAACGGCGGCTCCTACCGCTTCTCTGTGATCTTATCGCCAAGTACAAGCAGATGATAAGCATGATAAAACAAGTTGTGTGCCCCGTAATCAAATCCTACTTCACCAAACAAGGCATCTACCCAGACTACATGAAGTGCATGTACTGTCCCTTCCGCGTCTTCCACTACCGATCCAACCGCATCGAAATCCGCGACAGCCTCTTCAAAGCCGACTTAGCTTCCCTCGACTTCAAGACGTTAAGGGCCAAAGCTGAGGCCTTCATCGCCATAGTGAAACCCGTCACCAAACTTCACCAACTCCTCAAAGCGTCAAACTACCCGAGCTGGAACGAAATCAAACAAGCCATTCCAGAAATGATCGAGTACGAGAAGGACGGCTACCTTGAAAGGCTTTTAGGCGGTGGATCTGGGCAGTGACGGTGCTTGTTTACGACTACACGCAGGGCTCTGACCCAAACAACACCTGGAACAACGAAACCTACGCTTGGGACCAGATTAACAACACCTACGCGTCCAGAACTGCTGCCGCAGGCGAAAACAACGAGGCAAACCGTATAGTGGGCACGGTGCACAACGTTCCGGCTCAAAATCCCGTGCCAGACGAAGACATCGTTAAAGTCGAAATAGGCGTGGAAGGCTACGACCCGAGTGCTTCGCTTCGTTTTCTGATGAGACCCGTCTTTGGAGGCGTTGCTGGAGCAAGCGTGTATGGAGTTGACCCTCCGGGTTCAGATGGTGACGCAACCCAGTATGTTGATGTTACGAATGATGGTAATGCTCCTTCGCCTTGGACTTGGGATGACATTCTGGCGTTAGACATGAGGCTCTGGTTGAGGAATGCCGACGGTAAAAACGCTCACACAGGATATGTAGATCAATTGAGAATAAGGGTGACAACCGCTCCTCCTCCAGCTGGATATTCATACAGCAACGGACTGGTTACCGTTCAGGTGGCTGGATAAAATGGGTGCCTCTAAGGATTGGTTATGCTTCTGGCACTTGTGCCGATATTGCGGTCTAGAACGGTGATCTTCTCTATTTGCGCTACGTATGGAATTGAACCGATCTCCTCGAGGATCTCCTTTTCTATGTCAGCGTTGGTTTTGCCTTCGTAGGCTTCAGGGTCCTCAACCAGCCGAGCATAAATGAAGACTACTTTCTTCATCTTAATCATCAGCTTAGGTCGTTTGTTGAAATGTTTTATTGGTGCTACTTTTAACACTTGTGTCACTTTTCTCACCTATTCTTAACCGTGCATAGCAAAGTAATGATTGACGAGGTGTTACAAGTGGAGAAAGTGTTAGGAACAAGCAAAGTAGGCCCAAAATACAGGATAACCCTCGTCAAACCCGTTCAAACAAAGCTAAAAGTCAAAATAGGAGACCTAATAGTGTTCATCGAGGACGAAAAGGGTAATATCCAACTAAAGGTTTCAAAATTGACATAACTCAAGTCGACTTTATGAAGGTTCGTACACTAGTTTGCATCCAGCTCGTTTTACATAAATTCATTTCCTAAATGGGGCTGTCGGATTTCTTCTATGTCTTGCCTTCCTTTTTTAGGGTCTTGATTTCAGCTTCAATCTGTTCGATCGTAAGTTTTTCTGTGGCTTTTCTTAGTTCGATAACCGAGTCTCCATAGGTTCTTCTAACCTCGCCGATAAACTTGATTGCTCTCTTGGCTCCAAGCTCTCTAACCAGGGCTTCGAAGGGTACTTCAACAGTGGCAACTCTAGACTTAGCAGTCAAGTTTAATCCTCCTTTGAGAGTTTGGGGTTATTTCTGTGGCATTCTTTTGCTGGCGTTGAGTATGGTTAATCCGATGATCTTGCCTTCTTTGAGGCGAATTATCACTCCTTCCTCGGTTACGTCTGAGTCGTCGGCTTCTTGAGGCTCACCGAAGCTTATGTAGAGTACGTCTCCTTTAGGATCGTAGTCAACCTTTATATCGCGTATTAGCTCTGCTTTCTCCAAAGTACACCCCTTCTAAGTAACCTATGGGGCTTCGATATAAAAAATGCTGTGATGACGAAACCCTCTTTATTCAATTCTCGATAGACTACACACAGATATTTGGGACGTTTGGGAGCAACTCTACAGAATCTTAATGCCAGATATTCGCCGAACCATCCAGAGACGATATAATCCGGGTCTTCCACGGCTTTCTTAACTTCGTTGGCATATTCCTCTTTTATTCCAAGCTCTGGATGGTCCTTTAATATCTTTTTAAACCATGTGGCTTTGGTTAAATGTATCCTCCTCTTGAATTTTGACTTTGCGGTGAAAACTATGTCAGATATCATCGTTCCATCTTCATCCTAGTGTTGCGATTGCTCTGGAGCGTTGATGTCCATCTCTAATGGCTTCCAACTCTCCTTAACTTCCAAGCATAAGGATTTGGCGCTAATAAGCTTGCTGGGTTTATGTTGAACTTGAAAGGAACCATGGACATTGCTTAGTAAGCACGGAAACACGGTACTACTGGAATTATCTTTTCTAAATTGTCTTTTTAATTAAAATAATTTAAATTCTGCCTTTTTATCGTGAAAATTGTTTAAATCTGGCTTCTTTTCCTTTTTTGTTTGGGGCCAGAGCCTGTTTGGCAAGCGTAAGCGTTGATGACGTTCGCGATGTGATTAACGTTAGCTCGGCTGAGGTTCCAGACGGTAAAGTTTTGAAGATGGTTAAGCGGGCTGAGGTTACGCTTGGGCTGGAAACTGGCAAAGAAATCGATTATAGTAATTGCTCGGATGCGGAGAAGGAGTTTATCACGGTTCTCGCCGCCATCTATGCGATTTGTTATCTTACGGGCGGATCTGCTGTTGGCTTAAGCTTCTCGGTTGGAGACCAAAACGTTAGCGTGCTTGGCAGGGTGCCTCCTCTCGATGTTCTGCAAGCTGAGCTGGAGCGCATGTTGGACAAAATACGTGGAGTGACCGTGAGGAGTGTGTAGCATGGGAAAGGTTCCACAAGCCTATTACCAGTTCATCATTGACTACGCGCCCTATTTTTATTACATTCCAGGTACCGGAGTAGACACCTCGTGGGGTAGGGGTCCAGCCCCAGCTGCTCATGCAATCGACTTTCTCTACGAAGCCTACTACGATGCACAATTTGAGAGTAAAAAGACGGAGATTTACAACAAGATCGTGGCCTTAGCTGATTATCTGCTTTCCATTCAGAATAACGATCCTGCTACGTTGGCTTATGGCGGTTTCCAAAGTAAGGATGACAGCGATTACTACTACAGCATTGACGCTATGCGAGCCATTCCAGCCCTTTTGAAAGCCTACGACCTGACAGGCACCTCAGCCTATCTTGACGCTGCTAAGCTGGCTGGAGGAACTTTTCTCTACAATATGCAGCATAGACCCAGCGAGTTAGGAGAGCATGCCAAGTATTACGGCGGTTTCGCTCAAGCCGTAACGATTGCCGACGCTTGGCTTGTCAACATGTACATCATCGATCTCTACAGCTTGATTGGCTTGAAAATGCTTTATGACCGCACCGGCGAATCAAAATACAAAACCATGATTGATGACGCATTGGCTTTTTATCGTGAAGGGTTCGAGGACCTCTATTATTACTTTAAGCCTCCTCCAAGCGGAGACGCGAAGTGGCACAGACTTCAAACAGATGAATATCAAATCATCGATGACGATTTCGCTTATGCTTTGCATGCCTTGTTTTGGTATGAGGAATGGAGCGAAAACCGTTGAGAAAGTTTATAATTTCATCAATACGATTCGTGCGAGTGCTGATTATCCAGCCTACAACGCTGCAATCTGCTGGGCAGGTTACATCGATGTTGTAGAGAGGGACCCTGACTGCGAATATTATGATAGCGTCACCTCAGGGATCTTGTGGCAAATCAGATCTGGTTATGATGGCTTAGCATTAGAGTTCAGCGTCAAAATCATCAGCCTGCATGAAGCGGAGTTCATGTTTTGGGGCGTCAAATTCAAGGATTACAGCTACGTGGAAAACAAGCAAGCCACCGTTACGGTTTCATGGCTCTCGCTTCTATTCCTCAAGTACAGCGCGGTTTTAATTCCATTCACAAGGATCTTGCGTAAGCAAGGTGAACACGTTATTCTGTACTCTGTGAGAGAGGCTGCTGAAACTAAATCTTACATGGAAGGCGTCACAATCAAAGCGATCGTCACTCCCACCAGGCCCGACGAGATCATTCTTGAACCGGGTTATATCGTGAATGATTATATCACGGTCCACTGCTTTGCGGCGATCCGGCATCACGACAAGATTGAGCGCCAAGGCATAGACTATGAGGTCGGTCCAGTAGAGGAGTTTCGTTTTCAAGGCAAAACCATGTACCGCAGAGCAGTTTGCAGGAGGCTGGTTGGATAATGGCTGATATTGAGGACCCCATCACAACCCTTGTTCGTCTTCTAGATACAAATATCCGAGTTGTGAAAGACGATGGATCTTTGGCTAAGATCCACGTTAGCAAAGAATGGTATGACCGTGAGCTGCTCAAAAATTATGATGGCCAAGTAACCGTTGGCTTGGACCGCAGCGAAGACCAGAAGATTGGCTTTTCAGGAACGTCTCGTCGACGCATTGGCTATGCTCGGGTCAACATTTGGACGATTCAAAGCCGAGGCATGCGCGACAAGATGAGGAAAGAAATCAACCGCATCATCCGAGAGAAAAGGACTAAGCCTAACGTAACTTCTTATGATTTTGTGGGTGTTGGACCAACAACAGGCACACATAAAGCCTACCATGCAAGCGCGTCAGGTAGCTTGCCTCCCGATTCTGCAAGCTGGATTGAACTCACCAACGCTGAGTATGAAAAGATCTGGTATAGTGATGACATACGCTATTCTAGATCGGTGGACGTCGATGGGAATCACGCTTTAATGCTTTTCCGATTCAGAGTTGACCCAGACGAGAAAGTTGTCAAACAGATCGTTTTGGAGTTTGAGGGTTACGGGACCGCTCCAGCCGGAAACGGAGTTACGATTGTAGTTTGGAATTTTGCAAGCTCGGCATGGGAAAGCCCTCAATCTGGGACCGCTGGAGCAGATGAAACAATCACGATTAAGTTAACCTCTTCTTTAACCGATTACATTGACGCGAATGGCTACGTGTATTTGCTTGCGGCAACAACCAACGCAAGCGATGGTGTTACGGCGGCGGTGATTTATTGCGATTTTTCTGAGTGCGTGATTACGGTTAAGGGAATCACGTACGCCGATATCGTTTCTTACCGCGACCAAGATGAGGTGCGTGTTAAGCCGTTCTTGTGGCGCACCGAGTTCACGGTCAAATCATGGTTGTTTGAAAACGTGTATGAAACGTAAAAGGAGGAATGAAAGAAAATGAGTGTATATGGTGCGCATGAAGCAAAATGCTACTACGTGGAAGAAACAAACTATGGCGAAACTCCAGCTACCCCCTCAATGTTAGGGATTGCAACCGCAGAAAACGTGGAACCAGCATTAAACCCGGGGCTTATCAAGGTTCGTGGCATTGGATCCAGAGACCTAAACGTTGTCAAAAGGGGATTGAGACAGGTAGAGCTTAAGGTTGCCTATGCCCTTCCAAGCGACGCTCCCATCAACTTTCTGCAGCATGTTCAAACGCTGAAATCACTAAGCATTGAGGTTTTCTATGAAAAGACCAGCGGCCTCATAGATTTGCTCCACAAGGGCTGCCGTTTCAATCGACTAACCGTTGAATGCTCAGTTGAAGACGTTATGAGGGCAAGCGCTGAGCTTATTGGTCAAGACTTGGCTGTTGGAACTGCAAAGATCACAGGTGCCACATACGCTGACTACGCCGGGGCTGTTCCTTTCTACGAAAGCTACGTCAAAAAGGGCGTAACCACGCTGGAGCGAGTGACCGACTTCCGTTTTGTCATCGAGAATAACCTAAAGCGGGTGCCGGTCATCAGAACGACGAATGGCTATCTGCTCAAGTATCTGCCCGAGCGACATCGAAACTGCAGCGGGGAGGTTACCTTCGAGTTTGAAAGCAAAGAGGAATACGACGACGTCATAGACGACACCGAATTTACGCTGGAGTTTGGTTTAGGAGGCACAAACAAGGCTGTTTTCAGCAACTGCAAGTGGGAAAACGTGAGCACACCAACACGCATCGAGGATCTCGTAGCCTTGAAAGCGCCCTTTGTTGCAAAAAGTGTTGCGATCAGCTGAGAGGGATGGATCATGAAAACAGAAACAGTTGAGCTTGACGATCAGTTCGGAAAGGAATACGCCGGAAAATACGTGTTTCAAGAGATCAGCTGGGCTAAACGCAGCAGAATAATTCAGAAGCACACGAAGTATCACCTCATGACAGGACATGTGGTAAGCAGCGACTATGTCGCCATTCAGGCGGAAACCATCTGGGCCAGCCTTAAGGAGCAACCTGAAGATAAACCGATCACACTTGAGAAGCTTCTGAGCGAAGAAGACGGCGTTCCTATCGGACTCGGAGAACTTTTCAGCAAAGTTGTCAACAGACTCTGCGGCGTAACAATTGAAGACGCAAAAAACTCGTCAGGGCGATGAGACGTGGCAAGCCGCATCCAAGCCTCACAGAGTTCCGTCTTTGCAAGGAGTTCGGATGGACACCCACTCAGCTTGCACGTCAGCCCGCGAAGAAGGTTGAGGAGTTCATTGTGATCCTCAACGAGATGGATCGTCAAACCGAGGAGGAAATTCAGAAAGCGAAACGGGAGGCACGACATGTCCGTTGAAATGGAAATCCACATAAACGGTCTTCCCGAGTTAAGGGAGAAGCTGAACCGCTTAGATGAAGGCATGAAACGCAACATTCACGACGCCATGCAGTTTGAAGCAGAAGCCATGAAAAACGCTGCAAGAGCACGATGTCCAGTCCGAACAGGTCGTTTGAGAGCCAGCATATACGCAAGGGTGCGAGACTCGATCATACAGTTGGGCGCAACCGCTCCATACGCCGTTTACCAAGAGTTTGGCACAAGATACATTCAAGCTCGCCGTTTTCTGAGCAACGCCGTTGAACTTCGGATGCAGAGCCTCGTCAACCGCATCAACCAAGCCATTAGGCAGGCAATTGGGGAGGTGTCTACGCGATGAGCTTCCATGAAATCAGCATAGCGGTTACAGCTCAGAACAAAGCGAGTGAAGAGTTCAAGCGTGTAGAAGCTGATGCACGCAGATTAAGTGTGAGTATACGTGAGCTCGCGGTAGGTATGTCCGGTGTTCTCACAAGCGGGATTGCTTTATACGGTATGTACTATCAGATCGAGAGTGCGCAGATCGCTGTCGCAGCTGCCACGAAAGAAGTTCATGAATCAAACGTCACAATTGCAGAATATCAGAGGCGGTTGAATAAGCTAATTGCTGAGGGAAAAACTGGCACCGAAGAATACAACCTCATTCTGGAGAGGGTGAGGGTCAACGAGGAGCTTTTGGCGGTTAAGAAAGACCGTTTGCGGATGGCTCAGCAAAACGTCACCAGAAGCTACGTTTACGCTGCCGCAACCGTTGTTCCCACACTGATCACTGGGATAAGCAACCTGAAAGCAGTTTATACAATGTTGACGGCTGCGAAGTCAGCTAACATAGGCGCGACGATAGCTTCTTCTGCGGCTGAACTTAAAGCTGCAATTACTTCAAAAATCGTTGCCGCAGCCACGTGGATTCTAAATGCGTCGCTGGCCATGAAAATCTCGCTTTTAACACTTGGAGTAGGCTTGGTTGTAGCCACTGCCGCATACATGGCTTGGCTTGCATCAACAACCCGAGACGCTGCTCGTGCTCAAACAGAGTATAACGCTGCTTTAAGCGAGACGCCGACTCGCTATCGCAGCATCAGACGCGCTGGTGAAGAAGAGTATTATCGTCGGGGGATTGAGGATTGAGCGTTTCTTTGCCTGTTGTTGCCATAGTCTTCGGTTCTGTTACTCCCCCGCAAGGTGATGTTGTTAGCTTGAGGGTTCATCTGGGACAAACGAACGAGGTTTCAAGTTTCGATTGTCTGCTTCAGAACTTTGACAAAAAATATAGTCCAGGATCTGCCAACGAGATTATTGAAGGCGTTGACAGTAGCATAAGCATCGGAAGAGGCGCCAACTGCCCCCTAATTGCCACGGTTCGAGTGGAAGAAGTAAGATACCTCAGCTCGCCAGTTGACAACTACCTGCGAGTGAAAGGCAGGTGCTGGGGAGAGCGGCTGTTCAGACGGGTGGTCACAAAAACCTACGAGAACAAGAAGGGGGAGGAGATCGTCAAGGATTTAATTGACTATTATGTAGGTCTCAGCCACGTCCGCGACTCAACTGAGCTGATAGAAAACACGGACACGACATACACGCTCTTGGAATATGAAAATACTCCGGTTTTTGACATTCTGAAATACATCGCATCCACAGCGGATAAGGCTGGGGTGATCGGGTTTGACTTCCGAGTTGAGCCAGATGGCAAATTTGCGTTCTTTCCAAGAAACAGCAAAACCTCGCCGGTCAGCCTATCTGAACGCATTGAAGTTAGTGAATACCGTAAGGATATCCACCGCATAAGGAACAGGGTCACGGTTTACGGAGCTGCAGAAAAGGCTCTTCCAACCGACAAGGATGCTTGGACAGAATCTGCGAATCCTAATGTTGAGAGCGATTTAGATGAGGATGCGGTTGCGGGTCAGCCTGTTGTCAGCGTTGTGGATGCGAGCTTGTTCTCTGTAGGCGACAAGGTTCTGATCATGGGTGACAGCAGTCAAGAGGACAACGTGGTTGCAGGAGTTGATACGGTGAACAACGACCTAACCATGCAAAACAACCTTCAGAACACTTACACAGTATATTGGGGCAGCAAGGTTATTAGGGTTCCAGGATGGTACAGTGGAACAGGCTGCGGAAACATCTATGGAAACAGCGCTGAAGAAATCGTTAGAAGCTACTGCGTTGAACATCGCACAGAAACATCTGACCATTATGGAAACGCCGTGTATGAACGCCCAGCCGATGATTTGTTGAATCTCAACCTGTATCCAAGCCTAACCTTCCAGATCAAGGAACAGTCAGCTTTTGACGGCAACTGCTCAGTCCGGCTTACGGACAATGCTGGAAACACGGTTTCAAGGTCGTTTACGATAAGAAATGATAACCAATGGCAGCTGGTGGAGTTCAGGTGTGGAAAAAAGCACAGCGACGAGTGGACGCACAGCGTGTTCAACTCAGGAGATTTCGACTGGGAAAACGTGAAGAGGCTTGAGTTCTTTGCCCACTTCCCTGGAACAGGAACGGGTAGCTTCTGGATAGACAACCTATTCTTGGACAAACGCAGATGGGAAGCAACCCAAGAGGACTCAACAAGCCAGAGCAACTACGGTCTACGTGAGCTCGTGGAAGTGGATGAGGAACTCCACAGCGACAATGAGTGCTCATTGCGGGCCAAGGCTCTGCTCGCGCACCTAAAGGATCCAGCTGAATACTTAACGTTAAGAAGCACCGTCATCGACTACGGAACAAACCCGATCCTGCCAGGAGACAAAATCCACGTTACGCTTCCAAACGAAAACATTGACGCTGACTACCGCATCATAAGTGTTGAGTATCATGTCATCGCCAGAGAGCAGACTCTTGAGATCACGCTGGAGCTTGGGAAAGAGACGCCGTTACTCGCTGATTATTTGTACGATGTACGCCGCAAAACCGCGAGCTTATCTCGTTACAAAGTGGGGCGATAATGAATGAACAAGAAAGTTCTGAAGCATATCAAAAGTTTGCAGCCAGGAGATCTCATTCGCGTTGACTGGACAGATGCCTCGATTGGTAAGAGCTTGGCTTCTGGCACGACGGTGGATATTCCCGTGAAAAGCTGGGGAATATACGTCGCAATTCTCGGAAGAAGGAAAAAACACATCGTAGTAGCTCAAAATCGCTTCGAATATTCCAACAATCTGTATGACGTTGATTACGTTGCGATCCCGATCAGCTGGACTCTCGGCATCATCGTCATTGCTGAACAAGAAGTAAGCAGCGAAGAGGCAGCCCTGCTTTTGAAATCGTTTCTTGCTGGTCGCTGTCGAACTTTGAAAAGGAGGACCAGAAACCATGCGAGAATGGATTAAACGTGCTCTAACGCGAAGGATATCCGTTAAGGGTCCTCGCAGTAAACGCGCCAGACAAATCGAGTTAGAACCTTCTAAAAGACTTGTTTATGGCATGTACTTCGCCATCGTTGCCTTGATCTCTCTGGCAATGCTTGAAGCGACGTACATCCTTGTCCTTCGTAGTTTCAGCAGTGAAATCTTTGCTGCAATAACTTTGGTCATAGGCACAATCCTCGGAGCATTTTTCGGACAGAGAGGATGACTATGCCTAAAGGTAAACCTTGGACTGCAGAACAAGAAGCCAAGCTTAAACAGCTCGTTGAGTCAGGTGAACCGCTGGAAGTTATCGCAGCTAAACTGGATAAAAGTAGAGGTGCAATAAGGGAGAAAGCCAAGAGACTGGGCTTAAAAGTTGTTGTTAGCAAGCGTAGGCAAAAAACAACAACTTCTCTACACCTCCCAAAGGAGTTGCCAAGCGTTGAAGAAGCCTTAAAGATTCTGGCTGGCGCCTTAAACGCTGCTTCTAAACCTGGTCTTGACAGAGTCGAAGTGCAGAGGCTCCAAGTTGTCGCCACGCTTGCTCGAACATACAAGGATCTGCTGGCTGATTACATTGGCTATCGTCAAATCGAGCAGAGGCTTGTGGAGTTGGAGGCGAAATATGCAAAGCTTGCACAAAAAGCCAAAGGCGATGCGCCCAACTGAAATACTGCCCTACTGGTTTAGGGTTCAGAAGAGCGAACGCATTGTCGACAGCGCTTTGGTTGAAGAAGCTCAAAAGCTCAGCAACGATCCAGTGCAGTTTTTCCGTCAAGTCGTGGGATTCGAACCCACAAGCTATCAAGTTGAGCTAATTAACCTTTTCAAAAATCATGATTTTGTTGCGCTTCGTTGGTGTCGTCAAAGCGGCAAAAGCTGGATTGTAAGCGCTTTGCTGTTATGGTATGCGCTCACTCATAAAGACAGTTACATTGCGGTTGTTGGTCCAAGTTGGCGACAAGCCAAACTCATAATCAGAAGGATAACCTACTTCGTGAGAAATCTGCCACCGGGTATGGTTTTCAAGCCCTTGAGAACCGTCATCCGCTTCACCAACGGCTCGGTTATTGAGGCTTTTCCTAACAACCCAGACACCATCCGAGGACCCACATTAGACGTGGTTTACTGCGACGAAATGAACTTCCTCCCAAACGACATTGAAATGTACGACGCCATCCTTTTCACAATAAGCACAAGGAAAGACGCTAAATTCATTTGCAGCAGCACGCCATGGAACAAAGACAGCATCTTCTGGAAAATCTTCAACCACCGCGACTACGAGGACTTCGCTAAACACCATGTGACATGGCAGCAAGCTCTCGAGCCGAATGGACCCTTAAAAAAGAAGATTCTCGAGAAAATCCGCAAACAGTTCGCTGAGGATCCATGGCGTTGGAAGCGGGAGATGGAGGCCGAATGGGCTGAAGACGAAACAACATGGCTTCCTCAGAGCCTCATCACCCGTTGCATAGATGGAGAGCTTGAGCTTTGGGACTTCGAAAGCCAGCAAAGAGGCAAGTTTTACGCTGGCCTAGACCTTGGCAAACTCCGTGACTATAGCGTACTCGTTGTTGTGGAAGAGGTTGAAGGCAAATACCTGCTACGCCACTGGAAGGTTTTCCCGCTTGGCACGAAATACGCCACAGTGATAGGCTATGTTAAGACACTATGCGATCGATGGCGGCGTATTGAACGCATCAGAGTTGACATCACCGGCGTAGGCGAATACGTAGTGGAGGACATGCAAAACGCTGGTATAAAAGCGGAAGTAGAGGGCGTAACCTTCACGCTTCCACGAAAGCAGGAGATGGCAAGCCTACTTAAACAGCGCATGCTTGATGGAGCTTTTCGCTTCCCTTTTGTCGAGCTTAGGCTTTCACCAACGGTGTTGCTTAGCTACGTAGCCGAATTAAACGTGGAAAGATTCGAGCTGAGGAAAGACGGCTCCATCGCGTTTAACCATCCACAAGGCCAACACGATGATACTTTCTGGGCTACTTGTTTAGCCATCTACTGCAGCGTCAAAATGGCGCCCGAGCCCTATCTGGGAGTGGTTCCAAGATGACGAGGAGACGCGAATATTTTCGCATATGCAAATACGCCCGCAGATACGACAGGCGAGAAGGTAGGTTCGTCATAGACATCAGCTATGAAACTGCAACGGAAACCACTCCGAGAACTATAGCTGTGTCTGAAGCCTTCGGGCTGGGCATAGACCAGCATCGAAAATTTGTGATTTACGACAACGTTAAGCTTAAGATAGGCCCGACAGACATCGTTTATATCACTGGGGACAGTGGAAGCGGCAAAAGCGTACTGCTCAAGGCATTGGAAAACGACATAAAGCATGACGTTGGTCAAAGCGCTGTCAACATGGCGGATATCCGAGTAGACCCAAACAAGCCGTTAATCGACACGGTTGGCCAAACCTTCAGCGAAGGCTTAGAACTGCTCAGCCGAGTGGGCTTAAACGACGCCTTCCTGTTTGTACGTCGCTACCGAGAGCTGAGTGACGGACAAAAATACCGATACCGCATAGCAAAAATGATAGAGTCAAACGCTCAATGGTGGATATTCGACGAATTCTGCTCACTACTGGACAGAGACACAGCGAAAATTGTGGCATTCAACGTGCAGAAACTTGCGCGCAAGCTCGGCAAAGCTGTTTTAGCCGCTACTACGCACACGGATCTCTTTGAAGACCTAAAGCCTTCAGTTCACATCCACAAGAGGTTCGGCAAGGAAATTAAGGTTCAGTACTACCCCAACGCAGTCAACAAGACCTGTTCCTTAACCAAAGAGATGTACGTCGCAGAGGGGTCAATTGAGGACTATCATAAGCTGTCGGGCTTTCATTATCGAGACAGCAGACGAGTAGCCGCGGTTTACAAGGTTTTCGTTTTGAAGCGTGGAGACCAGGTCTGCGGCGTCATTCTATATAAGTACCCAGGTTTAGCCTGTCAAGGCAGGAAGGAAGCCCTTGGCAGGGTATTAACCATCAAAGAACTGAACCGAGACTTAACCACTATCGCCCGTGTGGTGGTGCACCCAAAATACCGCACCATAGGCCTCGGCACCAAACTTGTCAAAGAAACCCTGTCTCTCGTCGACAAGCCTTATGTGGAAATGATCGCTGTCATGGCGAAGTATAATCCCTTCGCAGAGAAAGCGGGAATGAAGAAGATCCTGGAAAGCAAGCCCAACCCAGCGGTCCTCGACGCCGTAAAAAAGCTGAGAAAGTTGGGCTTTAACCCTGTTTTCCTTTCATCGGAAAAATACAACATGCATCAGCTGCGGGCTCTTCGATCACTTAGCCAAGTGAAAACAATCCTCAAGGACCTTTCTAAGGCGGTGGGGATCTACCGCAAACGCTTATGGTCAAGCCACAAAGCATACATGCCAAAACAAGATTTCAACAACTGCGTCGATAGAGCATCGCTCAAGAAGCTCGCTAAAATGCTTCGCATCCTTGGTTTCCTCACACAAACAAAAGTCTACCTTTTCTGGAAAAATCCAGAATGTTAA